GCGTAGTCTCAGCTCCTGCGTTCCTTGAACCTATCTGAACGTAAGCATGGACAAGAGCTGTGATTTTCATAGCTTGACATCCTGTCTGAGTGCGGGTACCGTAGTCGTCATCGGGAACAACCACAGAGGAGAAGAGGAAGCATGAACGAAGTGACCGCTACTGCGGCCGAGTTCGAGGACCACCTGACCGGCCTTGAGGCTTTCGTGGATCGCCTGGAGGGCCTGAAGAAGCGTCACGCTGATCTGGAGCCTGCCAAGAAGGATGAGGACGGGTACGACGTTGAGCTGTCCGGTCGTTGGGTCGCCTTGGCGTTCATCCTGGAGCCCTCGCTGGAAAGCATCCTGGCTGTCACGCCGATGTTCCTGCTGAGCCCCGATGGGCTGAAGGCTGGCAACCTGGCTGCTGACGCCTTGGAGGGTCTTTTCACTCGGTTCGGCTTCTGACCAACCAGATATGAGGAAAGGCCCCCAAGGACGTGAGATTCCAAGGGGGCCTAACCTTATTCGGTTAGCTAGCAGGCGCACCCGACGGACGCATGATCGCGAACGGGAACGGCTTGTCAGCCAGCGGAGTGTCAGGATCCAGGATCATGTAAGCAACCCGGAACACAACACGCATGATCTTCGAGTCCTGCTGCATCGCGTTGAACACGACAGCACCAGAGTCATCGGAGATAACAGCGTCAGCGTGGATCGAGTACGTGATGTCCTGGCGGACACCAATAACAAGGCGACTGAAGTCACCCATGAGCAGAGTAGCGTAGTTGTTACGCCACGCACCATTCTTCGCCTCAGCCAGCGGGTAACCGTACAGGTCACCAACCAGACCGTCACGCAGGTTCGGCTGCCAGATCGGCAGACCGGTCGTAGCATCACGGAGCTGAGCCAGCTTCCACCGGAGACCAGGCCGAGCAACGAAGCCAGTGACATCCACGCCGTCAAGAGCCAGGTTCTCAGCAAGCTGAGCAACCGTAAGGGTCATGTCGGTAGCGGACTCGGTAGCAACGTTACCAGCAGCGATAGCGCCCTGGTAGATGTACGGGTCAGTCCAGGAAGCAGGCTTGTCAACGCCCCAGAAAACGGCGTCATCCAGCTTGCGGCCGATAGCCTCAGCCAGACGGGGCTTGATCTCACCCCACAGGTCGAACGCCGCGTCATCAGCGTAAGCGTCTGGAATCACAACCAGAGTCGCAAGCTCCTCAGCGGTCGTTGACTTCTGACGCCACGCCTGGTTGGTCGTCTGCTTCAGGCCGGTGTCACCGTTTACCCAGTAGGCTTCCGGCAGAGCGTCAAGCAGGGTCACGGTCCGAGTCTTGGTGCTCATAGTAGCCCGGCGACCAAGCGCCAGAGCTGCACTCGACTGGACTGCGCTCTGAATGACCTCGTAAGAGATGTCCGGTGGAACCAGGTTGTCATCCCGGCTCTGCACCTTATTGTAAGTAGCCATTCGTTAGTCCTTAGGAGGATAGTTGTTATACCTCGCCGCGCAGTTGGCGACGAAGGTACTCGTTAACGTCGTCCTTACCCTGACCCACAGGCTTACCCCTAGTCCCTGGGAAAAGGTTAGGTGAACCAGAAGAAGAAGTAGTTTCCTTCTCTTCCTTCTTACCGAGACGCTTTGAAAGCTTCTCTGCCGAAGCGGCGATATCCTCTGGAGTATCACCCTTCACGAATTCCAGATCGTCATCATCGAAGCCATACTTAGCCTTAGCTACTTCCAGAGCAGCTTGCTTGGCTGTATTCTTCGTGACTGCCTCAAGGTCAGCGATACGCTTATTCGCCTTCTCAAGTTCAGTCATCTGGGATTCACGAATCTTGTCCAGCTCAGACTTAGCCTGCTCGTTTTCCTTAGCCTTCACTCGGTGAGCGGCAGCCTCGCGACGAACCTTGGCTAGTTCCTTCTGAAGGTCTTCAAGAGTCCAGTTTGACTCATTGCCTTCTGTGCCGGACTGACCTTCGGTCTCCTGTACCTCGGTCGTTTCATTTGGTGCAGTCATGCCCTATCCTCCTGGGACTAGAGACGTAGTTCTGACGGACCAGTGAAATGCTGGCCTCGCCAAGTTAGTTGTGGTCCAAGTTCACCATGGTTGTGTTGGACCAGAATCTTGTTATAATCTGCTGCTGACTTGTTAGCGAAGTCTTCTCCGAACTTGTCAGCAATGCTCCTATGAATCTGATCCAATAGATCCTGATCCAGGATATGGTCACCATCAGATTCAAAGGAAAGAACGGGAGCGACCTTACAGTCACAATGCGGATGCATTGGTTTCAGGTCTCGCTTATGGTACCTCTGAGTCGACGCAACGATACAGAGTGCACAGTTAACAGGACCGACAAGAACCCTTCGGTATCCAACGATTCTGTTCTCGTTAGCGAACTTCTCAATCGACGTGAGATCGGAGATCCGTTCGATGTCAGAGTCAACGATCTGCCTGAATCTGTCTTCGCCACTAGCCAGAGCCTCATTGTGATTACCCGTATTCGTTAGACCCATCCAGAAATCAATGAAAGGACGCTTGTAGACCTGAGAGATCGGCAAACCACCTCTCCATTGGCCTATAACCGTCCCAGAGTCCACAGGAACGTCTGAGAAGCTGTCACCCAGGAGTACATACCCCTGAACGCTGTTCGTGGCTTCTGTGATCGCTACAGCGGTCTGGAAGGCGTCTTCTACGAGTGGCACAGCAACATCGAGGAAGGCTGGAATGTCCGACTTGTTCAATCCGGGCTGATCCAGCCATTCCACGATCAATTGCGAAGCTAGGTTATCCTTCAGAGCCCTAAGTTGAAGAGCCATCTGCCTAGATAGTTGGGCTGCGACGATCTCTTCCTGAGTGGGCATAGTAGTTACCTATTCGTTTTATTCGGCTGGTCTGCACTAGTGCCGTTACCGGCTGGTGCTTGACCACCCTGCCGACCGGTAGCCTGAGGATTCGTTGGCTGGCCTGCCTTAGCAGCACCAGCAACAGCCATCAGAGCCGCCTGTCGTGCGTCTTCCTTCTTCTTCTCGGCAACGGCAAAGTTGATCTGTTCAGGAGTGAACTGCATCTTCTCCATTGCCAGAGCCAGTGGGATACCCATCTGCGTGTACTTCAGACCAGCATCAGCCAGAGCGGAAGTCTGCTGCTCCTCAGGATCTGCCCACATAACCTGAGCATTCTGAGTCGCCTTCGGGTTACCCAAGTACATGAAACCGATCCTTAGGACCTTTTCATGTCCAAACCCCATTGCCCGCATACGAAGCTTCGTCTTAGAGACAAGACCAGCCTCACTCGCCTTCAAAGCATCTCCAGATGCGTTCACGATCTTACCAAGAAGATAGTGAGGAGGAGTCTTTGAAATGGCTGCCATGTCGCCAACGTCCTGCTGCACAGAGTCAAGAACCTGCCTGATGTCAGCTTCAGAGAATTCTCCGAACTTCACATCCTTGTCCTCGACAACCCAGAGGATGTCAGAACCTGGATCGAATGGAGCACGCTTACGACCGTCAGGACCAGTTGGAATCTTACCACCAGAGATGTACCGCTGCTTGTAAGCCTGAGCACGTGAAATGACAAGCTTATCTAGGATCTGCTGGTTAATACGATCCTGAATATCGTGAAGGTTGAAGACTTCCCCTTCCGAGAGGCTAACGTTATTCAAACTAGGGTTCCATGCGTACCTCTGAAGAGGAACAACTGGAATCGGAAGCGATTGAACGTCAACAAGCTTGAACGATTCGGCAGCTCCGAACGTAGTCAGCTTCTTTGAAAGAGTCGGAAGATCATAGTTAGCGCAATCCTCTACCGTGGGACCAACGTAATAGCCAACCTGAGCACGACCACTAGGATCGTTTGCCCTGACCATTACAATTGCCTGCATACGTCCAGACAATTCGTCTTCCCACATACGAACACCAGCTTGAGTGATCGTAGGACGTCCCGGTACTGACTCAACACCGCAGAGACGAGGATCTTCCATCGTGAAAACTGGTTGACCATTCGAATCATTGTCCGGAGGAGACACAAGAACGTAAGCATCTCCGAACGTAGCGGCATAAAGATGGATCATAGCTTCCTGGTAGTCCCAGTCATTCGCAAGGAGCATGTCGGCAGCTTCGCTGTCAGCTTCATTGTTCTGACCGAACTTGATACCAAGGACCCTCATACGCTCAACCGGAGAGAGAGTGACAAGACCGAAGTAGTTCGTTCGAGCCATCTTCTGGAAGTCGTACAGAGCCCTCACGTACCGTTTCTCACCAGTAGGATACGGGTGATTACCAGTAACATACCTCTCGCTACGATCATATCTGTGATTTCGACGTAGAATCTGGTCAACCTGGCGAGCCAGGTACCAGTCCAGGGTACCGGGTTCAGCAGTAATTAGAGCCATAAGTTATTCCTTTCGGGCTCATGGCTCCTCCTGGGCGCCTTAGAAGCTCCAAACAGTATTGTCCGGACCGTCCGAATCACGGCCATCTTCGATAGCATCGGCCCGTGCTTCCAGAGCAAGGACAGCAGCCATAATTCCGTCGATCTTCCTCGAAGAACCTCTGGATTCCTTCTTCAGGAGCTTCCCATAAGGAGTCTCTTCGATTTGTGCATTCAATGCATGTTCGTTCAGAATAGGATTTCCATCCCAACTGATCAGTTTCTGCTGTACGCCAGTCTCGAACCGTTCCAGGGCCCTGGACATCACGTTCTTTCTGTTCGTCCAGTACTCGAACACAGTATCCTCGAAATCAAGAGCCCAGCGACCAACGATATCCTGCCAGTAAGCAGGGTCTGCATACATCCAGACAACGTTATAGTTCTTCAGGATGTAACGGACACGTTCATCGACAAGAACGAAGGGAACTTCCCAGTCTTTGGCTCCGTCTGGTTTAATCCAGATATCGATCGTGAAGATATGTCCATCGGAGAGACGACAGCCGATCAGGGCAGTCGTGTCATCCCGGATGGAACCGTCGAATCCAAGTGCAATACGGTCCGTAGACTTGATCTCTTCGAACGGTACGTACTTGACGATCGCAGCCCATTGGCCAGGATCAAGCCACTGGAACGTACCCTGGACGATCTGATTGAAATAGAATCGCCTGGCATCGGCTTCCGTAGTGGCAGGGTCATCCATTTCCTCCGAGATACGATCCAGGTCTACCCATCCGCCATTCTCTAGGCAAGAATCTCCGTAAGCATATCGAAGAGCTTGTCTACGCAGCGTGCGTTGGGCATCCTGTTCCTCAGGATCCGCGTATTCGTCGATCTTTGCAGGCGCAGCCATGTCCGCTGCACGATAGTCGAGAAGAAGGCCGGGTCTACCCTTTTCTGCCGCCTGTATAGATAGCTCCGCGACGGATTCTTCACCCGGAGCGGGAGCGTTTGTAGTTTCCACACTACGCCCACCGAATTTACCGAGGTTACGGCGTACGACAGCAGCCAACTTGTCCCCATGGTTCGACTTGAGCCAGAGATGGGTCTCATCGAGGACGACAAACGTCGGACGGTTACCCTCACGGGACGTCGATCCTGCCGTGACTGGTTCAAGCTTTCCTCCTGGAGTAAGGATCCGAGTACGACCAACATCAATATTGTATACCTTGGAAGCCTCACCATTCAGAAGCATCTCGATGACGAGATCCATCGTGTTGCCGGTCTGGGCCTCACTCGTAGCGGTGATCTGAACCCACGGGGAGGGTTGGGCGCGTCCCTTGGGCTTCGCTCCGGGCACATAATTGCGGTACTTCTTCCCGTCCTTCTCCCAATGAGAGAATTTGACAGGACCCAGCAATTCGGCACAGCATAGAGCTGCCAACAAGGGACTCTTACCCCAACCCTTCACCCTACCGAGAAGAGCACGGCGGTAAGGGAACTTACCGTCCTTGTCTACAGCGTAGAAGTGGATGACGAATCTAGCTTGTTCTTTCGAGAACCGCCAAGCATCGCCCTTGTGGTCACCATCGGGTTGAGCCAGGTACTTAGAACACCATTTGAGGAGATCCCAGCCGAGAGAGAATTCAGGAAGTTTCTCTTCAGCCAGATCTCTTAGACTCATGACAGAAGATCCTCGTAATACGGATCGTCAAGGTCATCCTGGAAGCCGTCGTCTTCGAATTCTGATTCAGGCTTATCGTCGATATGAATCCTGAGGCGAAGCCGGTCACCATACGTGGCGCCAAGGTTAGCCGTCTTTCTGTCGATCTCTTTACTAAGGACGGCAGCCTCATTCGGCTTCAGTATGTTACTGGAGTCCCAAAGACGATCGTGGAGGTTTGCAGCGGTCTGGAGTACATCCCAGTCCTGGTCAGTGAACAACTGAGCCAGCGGGGAAACCCGCCACTGCTCATACCATTCCAACGTCTTTTCACACCAGATACGATCATCCGGCAAGGCCGGACCTCGCCTGATTCCATCTGTTCTTACGACCTTCATCCCCAGAGTGTTCTCAGGATGCCTAGCGCCAGGCTTAGGCAAAGGTCCGTTAATACCACCAGCAGCCATGAGTCCTCCTGGGATCTTAGGCTTGGGTTAGTTCACGTCTTGAACTTAGTCTTCATCTGGATGTTGCTGGATTTCCGGACTACGGTCCGCATAGCTTGTTTCTAAGAGAAGTCAGAGTTTCCTATACAATGTACAGGAGCGCATTGGAGCCCCGTCACACTGTCAGCGGCAGCCCTGTCACCGGGCGGCCAGGCCGATCGAAAGAGGTCTATCCCCTACCTTACTGATAGGTAATAGATGAGTTTAGAACGCATGTACACTGTGTCTGCGCACGCAACAATTAATCTGTGAAGTAATCTTGTGTGTCTCATATGTATGAATACAAGTTGACATTGCATAACATACAACTGTGCATTCACTGACATGCATATGCTATCTATGTCATATAAGTACCATGCTATATAAGGCATGGCCTTATTACACGCCTATCTATATAGACGGGGGCCTTATTGCAGGGTCAACTAACGCACGTTAGGGGACTACCCAGATCATAGGGTACCTAGATCAATGGATCCCCAAGTATC